TGGTCCCTTTTTTAGGTTAATAAACTTTTTACAATTTATGAGTATAATCCCTATAAATAAACCAACAACATTGTGGCTAAAAGAAGAAAATCAAGAAACTATTTAAATAACAGAGATCTATTTGATCAAATGGTCCTTTCAAAAGAACAGGATAAATTGACAAAGGATGCCGAAAAAATGTTAATTCTCTTGGCTGAAAAGGCGATTAATAGAATGAGATATGTCAGCGAGGATGATAGGAACGATTGCCTACAATTTGCTATATTAGATCTTTTAAAATACTGGAGAAATTTTAATCCAAAATATCCAAATGCATTTGCATACTTTACAGAGATTGCTAAAAGAGGATATGCAAAGGGATGGAACAAAATACATCCTCAAAAATACAAAGGAACCTTGTCTATCGACAAGGGATCAGGTAACTCTGAAAATCAAACAGGAATTTATAGCATCTAATGTCAATAAAGAATGTCAAACCAACTAAAAACTCAGGATTCAATCAAGGTTATTATAAACCTAATAATCCTTCTAAATATGCCGGACCTACTCCGATCATATATAGAAGTTCTTGGGAGCGTAAGTTTATGATGTGGTGTGACAAAAATGAAAAAGTAAGTATATGGTCAAGTGAACCTGTTGAAATACCATATTGGTCAAGACAGGATTCTACTAAAAGAAGATATTACCCTGATTTTTATTTTAAGGCAATTCAGCCAGATGAAACTACTAAAGAATATCTAGTAGAAATAAAACCTAAACAACAAATACAGAAACCAGAGCCACCTAAGGTAAACTCTAAGAAGGCTCTTAAATCTTATAAATTTTTGGCAGAGCAATATGTTAAAAATATGGATAAATATAATGCAGCTAAAGAATTCTGCTCTCAAAGAAATTGGAACTTTATAGTTCTTACAGAAGACACTATCATCAATGGGTTATATTAAAGAAGAAATAAGAAAATTAACAAAGGGAAAGGGAAAGCTTAAGGCTTCTAAGGAATCAAACCAGTGGTTTGAAAAAAGCCTTAAAGATAATAAAGAAAAAGCAGTAGGATCTATTAGATCTAGATTCGTACCAGGTAAAATGTATGTGTTTGAATATACACCAATAACCAAAGAAATCAAATGGTATGATGATAATCCAGTAGTCCTCGCGTTAGATCCCTATGATGGTGATGATATAGGAATAAATATAACAATGCTACCTCCTAAATTTAGAGAAGAATTTCTAGATGAGATTTATAACAGATATGAGTCTTCTATTAAATCCGCTTCTAAAAAGGAAGATGCTAAAAAACAAAAAGGTTTGCCAACCTTTTCATATAAGGGAGCAAAGCAATATTTAGAATCATTTGGTTACGATTTTGCAATAAGAAGATATAAACCTTCTAGTAAGAAAAATCAAGCTGTTGTTGCGTATAAGGATTGGTGTAAAATGGCAATATGTGACTTTGATTCTTTACAGGGAATTAATAAACAGCAACTAATTAAGTTATTTGAAGATCATCGTAGAAAAAAGAATATATAAAGAGAAGTATAATACAATTGTAAATTGAACACATGGCAGGATTTATAGAAAGAAATGGACCACTAAGCACTGGTAAAAGATCATTCACCCTCAGCGACACACTAAAAAGACTTTCGTCTTTTGGTATGTTCTATGATGATTTAGTCTTAAGACAATCACAGGCAATAGGTCCCGTAGAGGATGAATTTGGTTACGGCCAAATGAATCAGATGGGTCTAGATGACGACAATATGTATGGTGCGTTTGCTGCATTATCGATGGCAGACACTACCATGAGGAAAAACATCCCTTTCTTCGACCAAGGTTATGAAGGTAAAAGAGATGAACTAAGAAAATTTTCAACTCATGATGAAATAGAAGATATATTAGATATCCTATGTGATGAATCAATAGTATATGATAATAAAAACTTTATCGGAAATCCAGAACTTATTGGAATGGATGTTTCGGAAGAAGTTAGCAAATACTTAAATAAATCCTTTAGAGATATTTACCAATACTTTGGATTTAATTCTGATCAATCTGCATGGTATTTCTTTAGAAAATTCCTAATTGATGGATATTTGTCTTTTGAAATAATTTACAGCCCAGATCAGGATCAGATTATAGGTTTTAAAGAAATAGATCCTATCACATTAATGCCAGGTTATAATAAAGATGACGGTAAAAAAGTATGGGTTCAATTCAAGGACGATCCAATTAAGGAGAGAGTCCTATATGATGCACAGATCATCTATCTTTCTTACTCTTCAATAACCACTGCCTCGAGAGTAAGTTACCTAGAAAGACTTATAAGATCATTTAACCTAATGAGAATAATGGAACACACTAGAGTTATCTGGGCAGTTACAAATTCTTCTTATAGAATGAAGTTTATCATCCCAGTTGGTGGTAAATCTAAGACAAGAGCAAAACAATCTCTTGCACAATTAATGGGTAATTATAAAGAAGTTGTAGATTTCGATTGGGATTCAGCTACATTAGCAACTAATGGAAAACCAATGCTGCAATTCAACAAAGAATATTGGCTACCATCTAAAGAAGGAGAATCTCCAGAGATTGAAACTTTAGGAGGAGAAGGTCCAGAATTATCAGATACTGAAGCACTTAAATACTTTAATGATAAATTAAAAATGGTTTCTAAAATTCCATTTAATAGATTTATGTATGAAGATGGTGGAGGAGACTTTAACCTAGCAGCCGATGGTATGATTAGAGATGAAATTAAATTCTCTAAATTTATTAAAAGACTAAGATCTACTTTCCAGGAGATTTTAGTAAAACCACTATGGTTACAAATGTGTCTTAAATTCCCTGAATTTAAAGATGATGCAGGTTTCAAAACGCAAATAGCTATTCAATTTAATGAAGAAAACATGTTTGCTGAATTAAAACAAATGGAAATCATGGAGAAGAGACTAGACTTTATATCTACAATGCAAGATTCTCTAATGAAAACTGATCCAGTTACTATGGAAGAAATGCCTTACTTCGATATGGAATTCTTAGTAGACAGATACTTAAAATTATCTCCAGATGACAAAGCTTCAAACGAAGCATATAAACAAAGACAAGCAGCGACAGACGCTGAAGAACCTGAAGTAGACCCAATGGACATGGGATTCTAGAAAAAAGAATATATAACTAGCAATGAAACACTTAAAAACATTTAACAATTACATTAATTTAGCGGAAGGTGCTATAGAGGTCGGAGATGATTCCGATGTAATAGTAGATGATCTTCTATTAGATTCAGGTGAAAAGATAAAATCAGCCGAAATCATTGGAGTAATAAAGACTAGTAAAACTGAAAAGGAATTTAAAGACTATTTTTATAAAGAATATGGAAATAACGCCTTTACAGAAGAAGATATGCAAACTTTAGTTAAACTATATTTAGAAGTAGAAACTGAAGAAACAGCTAAAGAAACAGAAGAAGAGGAAGCAGAAAAGAAAGAAGAAGGCGGCGAAGAAGGCGGCACTGGTCTAGAAGATGAACTAGGAGACTTAGAAATATAGAAAAAATGAAAAATCATTATTCTTCAAAAGATATATAAACAAACATAGTATTAAAATATATGAATACAAAAAACAATCTATTAATCCTAGAGAGATCTTCTAGTGAATTAGAATTTAAAAAAGGTGACGACGGGGCTTATGTCCTTGAAGGTATCTTTGGAGAAATCGACAAAAAGAATAGAAATAATAGAATCTATACTGAGTCGGAATATGTTCCTCAAATCGAATCACTTCAATCTAAGATCAGTTCTTCTAAACTTTTAGGAGAATTAGATCACCCACAGACCTTTGATGTATCTTTAAAAAATGTATCTCACATTATTGAAGAATTATCTTATGATAGTGAAACAAAACAAGTAAAGGGTAAAATCAGATTACTTGATACTGAAGCAGGCCGCCAGGCTAAAGCTTTAGTTGATGCTGGAGTTCCTTTACAAATTTCATCTAGAGCAGCAGGAACCGTTGAATCTAACGGGACAGTTAAGATTAAGCAATTATTTACTTATGACCTAGTTGCAGATCCTGGTTTTGAAAATTCAGAATTAAAAAGAGTTAATGAATCTTTTGGATTTGATAACGATTCTAGCATTCAAATCTATGAAATTGGACAAACAAAAGAACTTTTAACAACCGAAAATAAAACTGAAAACAAAATGGCTGAATCAAAATTCGTAAGTACTGATGATTTTAATAAATATTCACAGTATTTATCAAGCGAAATAAAAACTATTAAAGAGGGAATGGAATCTTTAAATAGCGATGAATCTGTAAAGTCTGAGGTTGCTAGTGTTAAAGAATATTCAAACTATCTTGCTGAGAAATTAGAAAAGACTATCGAGTATTCTGCATACCTTGCTGAAAACTTAGATAATACAATAACTACAAATAACGAAATATCTGAGAAATTAGATAATAGCGTTTCATATACTGAGCACGTCGCTGAAGGTGTTGAATCAATTAAAGACTATACTAATTACTTAGCAGAATCTTATAATGAAGGAGCAACTACACATGACGGATTATTAAAGTATATCGAATACTTAAAAGAAAATTTAGAAAAAGTTACTGAATACGCAGAATACGTTGCAGAAACAGTTAATTCTAACTTATTACTAGAAGTTGACGCTGGTAAAGAAGTTGAAGAAATTGAAGACGAAGACGATTCTAAAGATGTTACTGAACCAACAGTTGATGCTGAAGGAAATGAATTAGATCACGGTGCAGAAGTTGAAGATAAATCTGACGAACTAGAAGATGAGTTAGAAGA